AAGGTGGGTGCCAACGCGATTGCCGAAATCCGTTCGTATTCCATCGAGCAGACCGCTGATACCGTCGAAGATACCACGATGGGTGACAGCTATCGCACCCATAAGACCACGCTGAAGGCTTGGTCGGGTACTGTCGATGTGTTCTGGGATGAAACCGACACCAACGGCCAGGTTGCTCTGGTGGTGGGCGCTGAAGTGACCGCGAACTTCTACCCTGAAGGTGCGACCACTGGCGACACCTACCTGACCGGCACTGCTATCGTTACCGGCAAGACGGTTTCGGCTAGCTTCGACGGCATGGTGGAATCGACCATCACGCTTCAGGGGACCGGCACTCTGACTACGGGTACTGCTTCGTAACATAACATAAGGAAGATAATATGAGCATTGCCAAGCGCATCGCAGAGCGCACTAGTCAGAAGCGTAGCATTGAAGTTCCAGCTTGGGGTGAGCCGGGGAGTCCTGAAAAGGTCTACTTCGGCCCCCTGCTGGCTGGTGAACTCAACCGCATTCAGCGGAAACATCCCTCTTTCCTTCAGTCCGCATCGTTTGAAGCAATGGTTGAGCTTATCATCCTGAAAGCTGAAAACGGTCAGGGCGAGAAGCTTTTCACGCTTGAGGACAAGCCCATCCTGATGCGCGAACAGGTCGAAATTATTTCGACTGTCGCCGCTGAAATGATGAGCAGTCCAAGTCAGGACGAACTCGAAAAAAACTGAGAACCGATCCGTTAAGGTTTAATCTAATTACCTTAGCGGATCGCCTCGGCAAGACTATCGCGGAGATTGAACAAATCTCTGTCGAAGAGTATACGGAGTGGTGCGCCTACTTCAAGGTGGATAGCGAAAGGCAGAAGCGTGGCCCAGCAAAACCTTGATTTTAACATCATTGCCCACACCAAGGGCATGGAAGCCATCGCCACGATGATTAATCGGGTCGGGGCGCTTGAGGCTGAAACCAAGCGCCTCGCCTCGGCTAATGCCACTCTCTCTGCATCAACCGACACCGTCATCCGCAATGGCGTTCGCTATAATAATGCGATGGACGCTCAGAGCCGTGCGCTGCGCCAGAACCGTCAGGGTACGCAGCAACTTGGGATGCAGATTAACGACTTTGCGACCTCGGTATCGAGTGGTTCTAGCGTAACTCAAGCCTTCACCCAGCAGTTGGGCCAGGTTGGCTATGCCATGTCTCAGATGGGCGGCATTGCTGGCAAATTTGGTAACTTCTTAGCCGGTCCCTGGGGTGCGCTTGTGCTTGTCGGCGCGATGGCACTTACTCCGCTAATCGAAAAGCTGTATCAGACTATGGTCAGCGCGAATAAGGCTGAAGGCGCACTCGCCGGCCTTATGAAGCGCCGCGCTCAAGAGCTTGCCGGAAAGACTGAAATTGCAGATTCTGAGAGGGGTCTTGCAAAGCTAGTGCAGCGCCGCGCTGATCTTGAAGCTACTATTGCCAAGAAGGGCCGCAAGGATTCTCAGGGCAGGCTGATGTTCGTTTACGCGGAGCAGAAGGCTCTGCAAGAAGTTAATGCTGAGATTTTCGCTGCGCGTGATGCTATCGATGCTGCCCGCACCACCAAGCTTGGCCTTGGTATGGATAGCATTACCCGCGATCTGTATAAGCCGGTTAAGCCAGAGAAAGAGCGTACTGCTGGCGGTGGCAAAACTGATGCTATGCGGGCCGCTGAAAAGGCTGCGAAAGAACAGGAAAAGATCGCTCAATGGATCGCCGAAAAGAACATCGCTGCCGATCAAGAATGGCGCAAATATTGGTCTGAAGCCGAAATGGATCAGATGGCCGGCCTCCAAGAAAAGCTTCAGTTCATGGGTGAAATGGCTGATGCAACTGTGCAGACCACGACTGAACGCCTTATCAATCCCATTCTGGCCGCGCAGGACAATGTTCGCAAGTCCTATGAGGCTGTCGGCATGGCCGTTAATGATGCCTTCAAGGGAATGCTGACCGGCGCAATGTCGTGGAAGGATGGGATGCGCGGGATCATTGGCGCAGTCATCGACGAACTCTGGCGGCTCTATGTCGTGCAGCAGATCGTCGGGTTTGTTACAAGCCTATTCAAACCCGGTGCTTCAGCCTCTCCATCGGGCGCATCGGCATTCTCCAAGGTGGCATCAGCCGCAATGGCTCCCGGTAAACTCGGCCCAGCATTCGCCAATGGCACAGTCAACGCGCCTGGCGGCATGGCTTGGGTCGGCGAGCGTGGCCCGGAACTCGTCAACCTTCCGCGCGGCTCTCAGGTGATCCCGGCGCATCGCGCCCAGAGCATGGGCGGCGGCGGTATCAACGTAAGCGTCGATGCCCGTGGCGCTTCCGACCCGGCTGCTGTCCGCGCTCAGGTTCAGCAGGGCATCCTTGAGGCAGCGCCTGCCATCATCGCTGCCGCAGAGTCTCGCACTGTTGCGGGCCTGCGCCGTCCGCGCCTTGGGGGTGTAATGCAATGACGACTATCACCTTTCCATCAACGCCAAAAATCCAAACCATGTCATGGAGACTGGTGCAGCCTGCGCAAAACAATATCTCTGGCTGGACCGGGAAGCGCCAGGTCATTGCTTCTGGTCGTGGCTGGTGGGAGTGCGAAATCAATATGCCGCCCATCGTCGGGACGGCCAACGTCAACGCTTGGCGCGCATTCCTCGCCAAAACGCAGGGATCAGTCAACGACTTTGAGATTCCGGTTGATCCTACTGCGCAGTCGGCCCTGTCAAATACCGTGCAGACCAATGGCTCCAACCAGACGGGCCGATCAATCGCCACTGACGGCTGGCCCAATTCAACCACAGTGCTAGCGGCTGGTCAGTATGTGACCATTAACAACCAGCTTCTGCAATTGACCGCTGATGTCACAAGCAATGGCTCCGGGCAGGCCACGCTTTCCGTTGAGCCGCCGGTGCGTCAGCCGGTGGCCGACAATAGCGCGGTTGAGTACAAGAACCCTTACTGCCTGATGTATTTGAACGAGAAGCCATCGCTTTCCGTTGAGCCTGGTTATGTCTATAGTCTGAGCATGAGCCTTCGGGAGTCCTTCTAATGGTTGATGCCACCACTCAAGCCGCGCTTGAGGCATCAGTCGTTAATTGGCGGGCATTGATCTACGCAGACATCGACGGCGATCCGCTGCGGGCCACGACCGGACTATACGACAGGACGATCTCTGGCTCCGGTGACGCCGAGCTTGATGGGACATATGAATCCTACAGCCATCAGGTCATTGATGTTGGTCCGGTCCGCCATAATGAAACTGGGTCCGATACCGTTTCGGTCACGCTAAACGGCATCTTGGTAAACCTCGATCCCATCTTGGAGCGCGATGGCGACCCAATTTATGATCGCTATGCGGAGTCCGTTCTGGTCCGCACTTCCGACCTATTGAACACGATTGGCGACAAAACCCGCTGGCAGGGGCGCTCGGCGCGTCTGTGGTTCTACTGCGTTGATGCAGACGAAACCCAAATCGGCTCCATCGTTCCATACTATACCGGCTACATGAACGACATTGTTATTGCCGGTTCGCCAGATCAGCAGCGGATTGTCCTGACCATTGAGAACTATCTCGCCTCGCTATCTGGCGCACAGAACAAAACCTACATGATGCAGAACCTGTACGATGCTGGTGATCTGAGCGCCAATGCAACATTGGGCGCGGCCAATGGCATGGGCTCCGGCTCTGGTAGCGGCCTTGCTGTCGGCGGGGGTGGCTTCAACAGTCATGCTGATGTGAGGATGGTATGAGGCTTTCGCGCTGGGAAGAGCATCTGTCTGATTATATCGCCAGCAAGCGCCATGAGCCGTTTCAGTATGGCTCAAACGATTGCGCTCATTTTGTTGCCGGTGCTGTTGAGGCTGTGACGGGCGAAGATCCGATGCCGGAACTGCGCGGCCAATACGATAGTGAGTTTGGAAGCCTGCGAGTGATGACTGAGATTGCCCAGGGGAGCCTTGAGGCGACAGTTGACGCTAAATTCCCGGTGATCGGCATTGGTCACGCCCAACGCGGTGACATTGCTTTCTTTGACGGCTCCATTGGTGTAGTGATGGGGTCGTTCGCTTGGTTTGTTTCAGACGATGGGCTGGAACAGGTGCCGCGTTCAATGTGGGATAAAGCGTGGAGCGTTGGCCGTGGGTAAGACGCTAAAAATCATTACTGGGATTGCTCTTGTCGGTGCGGCCATTTTTATCCCAGGCTTTGCCGCCGCTGCGGCCAGCATTGGTATCAGCAAGGGTGCAATCATTGCCGTAGGGGCCACGCTGGCCCTTGGCGGGGCCGCAGAAGCCCTGATGGGTCCGACTATACCCAAAAGCCAGCTATCCCGCCTCAATGTCAGCCTTGACACCACTACGCCGCGCAAGGCCGTGTTCGGTACGACCGCCATGAACCTTGATATGCGCTATCAAGAGGCCAGCGGGACCGATCAGGAATACATTGACTACATCATTTGCGTTGCCGCGCATAAGGTTAAGTCGATTGACGAAATCTGGTTCGAGGAGAAGCTGGCATGGTCGGCAAGTGGGGGCGGCGTGACTTCGACCTACGCTGGTTATCTGACTGTTAACACAATCGCAGAAGGCACATCCTCCAACACCATCTCAATCAACGGCGGCTCAAAGTGGGGCGCTAATACTCGGCTCACCGGCTGCGCTTATGCTCACATTCGGGTCAAGCGAAGTGGCAGCAATTCCAAAACGGAAAGCCCGCTTGTTAATGGCCTACCTAGCCGCGTCACGATCATTGGCGATGGTGCGCTACTCTATGATCCACGCCTTGACAGCACTGTGCCTGGCGGCTCTGGAGCGCATCGCGCTGACGATCAGGACACTTGGGGCAATTACACAGACGCAGACGACACGGACAATCCGGCGCTGCAACTGCTTTGGTGGCTGCTCGGTTGGAAGATTAACGACAAACTGTCGGTTGGTTGCGGCGTCCCACCTGAGCGAATTGACCTCGAATCTTTCATCACTGCGGCCAACATTTGCGATGAAACCGTATTGCTGGCTACTGGTGGATCGCAGAAGCGATACCGGACCTCTGGCACTGCCAGCGATTCTGACGACCGGATGAGCATCATTAACAGCTTCCTGTCCTGCATGAACGGTACGCTGCGAGATAGCAATGGCAGGCTATCGCTTGATGTCATCAAGAACGATCTCGCCAATTATGTTCTGGACTTCGACGAAGACGATGTATTCGGCGAATTTGAATGGAACCAGACACGCGGATTGACCGACAGCAATAATAAGGTTCGCGGTCGGTATGTGGACCCATCGACCAATAGCCTTTACCAGCTTGTTGATTACCCCGAAGTGGGCTTTGATAGCCCCGATGGGATTGAGCGCGTAATGACGCTTGATCTTGGATATGTTGAAGACGGTCGCCGTGCGCAGCGGATCGCCAAACAGGTTCTTCAGCGCAACCAGTATCGCGGAATGTTCTCGGCTACCTTTAGCGCGAAGGCGCAGGGATGCTCGGTAGGCGATGTTGTGCGGATTTCGTTCAACTCGCTCGGCTGGTCAAAGAAACTGTTTCGAGTGGTAAGCCAGGAAATCCGTTTTGACGGCCAGGTTCCGATGGCGCTAATTGAAGAGAGCCCAGCGATCTATGCTTGGGATGCGGATGACGCTGCCCCTGTGACACCAACCGCTCCTACTGTGTACGATCCACTGAACAATCCGTTCATCTTGGGGACGCTGCAAGCATCTAGCCGCCATGAGCCTGCCGACACTGTTGCGACCTTCACCGCTAATTACCAAGGCACCCTGGATAGTGGTCAGTTGCCGCGCAACATCCAATTCAAGCGGCTTTATGGTGCTGGTGATGTATCCTCTACCTCTACGTGGAGTATTGAAGGTCAAGTAGGCATTAGCGGTGGCACCGTGACGGTGACCAATGGTGTGGTGACGATCCCATCAGGCGTGACGATCTCAACTTCTGCGGTCATCACGGTAAAGTCCGTTCGCAATGGCATCGACATTCTTAGCAAGATCAACGTGACCCGCCTCGACGCTGCTCCGCCCAGCACTGGTGGCGGCGGAACTGGTGGCACGACCGTCAACGACAGCACATTCGATAGCGTCTCTGGCACTACCCTGACCGCGATCTCCGACATCATGACAGTACAGACCGGGACGAACGGCACGATCACCTTCTCGGCTCCGCTAGACATCTATGCGGCTGCCGCCGCCAATGATGGCACGTTTGGCGCTATCGGCCAGTGGAAGTATCGCTCGGTTGGTGGCAGCTTCTCCAATGCTGGCTCTCAGGCTGACGATTCTGCTCCCTGCGTGGTCTATGCGGAAGAGGGCTTCTACTACATCGAACAGGGCTATATCAGCGTCTCAGCGACTGTCACAGGATTGTCGGCAAGCACCAACTATGAGGTGCAGCTGTTCGCTGCCCGTGATAGTTCTAGCCCCGCAAAAACGATCAGCTTCGGCGGAACCGCTTCCGCAACCGGCAGCTAAATGGTAAAGGTGGAATATGGCCTACATCTACGACCTTTCTGACACTTGGAATGCCGCTGGGACCACGTTCTTCGGCATCAAGATGAATGTCACGAACTCAGCCTCTGCGGCTGGGTCGAAGCTCTTGAGCCTTCAGGTCGCTGGCACTGAGTATTTCGGTGTCGATAAGGACGGCAACGTCACGATTGGCAATGGCGGCGATCTGAGCATTTCGTCCGCGACCGGCGGCGATGCATCCAAAATCTACAACGATGCTGAAGACCTGTATTTCCAGACCAACGGATCGACCCGTCTTCTCATCAACTCCAGTGGCAACATTGCGATCGGAAACACATCGCCAGGCGCAAAGCTGGATGTAACCGGCAACATCCGCCTGTCAGCGTCAAGCCCCAACATTGAATTGAACAATGGCGGGCCGATGGTCTATTCGACCGCCTCGAACACGCTGATGTTCGGATCGGGCGGTGGCCCCAGCTCTCCGGTTGAGCGATTCCGCTTCGGTCCATCCGGTCAGTTTGGCATTGCTGGAGCGAATTACGGCACATCTGGGCAGGTTCTGTCTTCGCAAGGTTCTAGCTCTGCACCGACTTGGCTGTCATTGGCAACTGTTGCGACCTCTGGGTCGTTTGCTGATTTGTCCAATAAACCTGGCATCAGGTCAAACGGGCAGAATGTTATTGGCTCATCAAAAACTCTTGGTTCATCAGATAACGGAACCAACATCCTGATCGTGACTTCAGGCATCACAATTACATTTCCCTCATCTGGCTTTGCCTCTGGAGAGGGCTTTCTGATCTCGAATGTAAGTGGCGGAAATGTTACTCTGTCGGCACCTGGTGGAAGTGACTTTGGAACCACGCTTCCTAATAATGGAAGCGCAGTAATTCTCTGCGATGGCGGAGGCTTCTGGCGGCAGTACTGCTACTCAACGGCAAGGTTGTAGGGGTTAGAGATGACTGAATTGGTTAAAATCTGGTCGGTGCAGCAAATGGATTGCTATCCAATCTTGGATGGCAATGAAGATGTTGTCTCAACCGTCCGCTGGATGCTGAGTGCAACTCAAGGGAATCATTTTTCATCAATTGATGGAATTATCAATTTCCCGGTGACTAACTTGTCCAGTTTTGTCCCCTTCGCTGACCTGACGGAAGAAACCGTGATCGGCTGGGTCAAGTCGCAGATCGGTGCCGAACAGGTCGCTGGCTACGAGGCCGCTGTCGCCGCTCAGATCGAAGCACTGGTCAACCCGCCGGTCGTAACGCCTGATCTCCCCTGGGCTGGATGATAACAGCGATGAGCCAAGAGATCATCAACTGGCTTTTCGCTGGCTTCGGCGCTGCGGTCGGATGGATCATGAAGATCGTCTGGGACGCAGTGACTGAGTTGCGGTCTGATGTGAAGCAGATCGAACGCGATCTCCCGGAAGTCTATGTCCGAAAGGATGACTTCCGTGAGGCTGTGCGTGAGATGCGTGACACGATGAAGGAACTCCGCACCGACATGAAGGCCGGGTTCGACAAGGTTGATGTAACGCTTGGTGGCATCTTCAAGCGGCTTGAGCAGAAGGAAGACAAGGGATGATCCGCTACCTCGCCGTTGTACTCGCGCTGACCCCAACGCTGGCTCTCGCTCAGGCGACCAACTATGTCTACGATACAACGACGAATAGCACCTCGACCAGCACCAATACGAATAACAACAACAATACCTCGACCAGCACCAACACTAACGTTAACCAGAACATCAATTCTGGCACGATGACGAACAACAACAACAACACATCGACTAGCACTAACATCAACCAGAACATCAACTCTGGGACGATGACCAACATTAACCAGAACACCTCGACTAGCACCTCGGTGAACTCGAACTCGAACCACAACTACAACACTGATGTGTCGAACTCGACGGTCAACAGCACCTCGAATGCGACCACAAACAACACGAACATCAACCAGAACGTCAACGATAGCCGCTCGACTAGCTATAGCGAAAACGTCTCTCGGCAGATCATCGACCAGAACCTCAAGTCGCCGCCGCCCAGCGCGATTGCTCCGTCGATGATGTCCTATAGCCAAGACCTCTGCACGACCGGCATATCTGGTGCGGTACAGACGCAGATCGTCGGCATCTCTGGTGGCAAGGCTGTCCGTGATAGCAACTGCGAGCGCATCAAGCTGTCCAAGACGCTCTATGACATGGGTATGCGGGTGGCTGCGGTGTCACTGCTTTGTCAGGATGAACGAGTTTTCCGGTCAATGGAGATGGCTGGCACACCCTGCCCGTACATGGGCAAGATCGGTGCTGATGCGACTGACGCTTGGAAGGAAAACGCCGATGCGCGTCCTGACGCGAAGCGTAGTCGCTAGTCTTCTAGTCCTATCCGCGCCTATTCTGGCGCAGACATATGAGCCGGTGCTGATCCCGCCGCAGATCAATGGTGCGCCAAACACCATGACCCCATTGCAGCTTGGCGACGATAACACTGCCCAGATCGATCTAGGCTTTGACTTCGTTTACTGGGGCCAGACGTTCACCAGCGCCTGGGTGTCATCCAACGGCTTTGTGTCGTTCCAAGGCGGAAGCCACCTGTGCTGCAATGGCTCACCGCTGGAGAATGCACAGCGCAACACGATCTACGGGATGTGGACTGACCTCATCAGTGGCGGCAATCCATATTACCGTCGAGATCAGGGATCGATCCTGTTCGGCTGGTATGCAACCAATGAGTACGGCACTGGCAACCAGTATACGTTCGAGATCGGCCTGTTCGATGATGGCAAAATCCAGTTCAACTATGCCGCTCTAGCGCCGTTCACCTATCACATGGCGACAGCCGGAATCACCGGGCCGAATGCCGGAGACAATATCCAGCTATTCTACGGCAGCAACCCGACATCGATGCAGAACCAATCGGGCATCCTGACCCTGACTACCCCGGTCGCCCAGGTTGATTGCAACGTTACACCGATGGACCCTAGCTGCCCGCCGGAAGCAATCGCGCCAATTGACTTCGTTTCCTCATCGCCAATCGTGACGATCATCGATGCCGCAACTGCTGATGCTGCTGCTGATGCCGCCGAAGTGGCCGCTCAATCCGCTCCAGAGCCTGAACAGGAGATCACTCAGGTAGCAGAGCAGACCGAAGAGACTGTCACGGAAAGCATTGCGGAACAGGTCGAAGAGATCATCGCCGCTGAGACGGCTGCAACGACCACTGTCGCTGTCGCAGAGGCCGCTCCCGCTGAACGCCTATCTCCTGAACAGGTCGCTGCTCTGGCCGTTAATGGCCCGTCTCAGGATGCTCAAGCGATGGCTATGCAGGATGCGCCCGTATTTTCGGTCGTGACAGGGGTTACAGCGCAATTTGCTGGTGGCGGGATGTCAGGCAGCTTCGGGCCGTCTATCGGATCCACAGGAGGCTTTTCTGGCGGGCAGACGTTTGAGACAGGCGGATCATCGAACTCAAGTAGCCAATCCTCTGTGGCGAATACCCTAGAGGTGCTGAATATGTCGGGCGGGTCGATGCCGGGATCGTCGTTCAGCCAGGGAAGCGATCAGCAGGGCGGATCATCTGGCAACCTGGATTCCGAAAAACTTGAGGCGATGGCAAGCGTACCCGGCTTCAACGCCTATTCTCAGGTGTCTCTGCAAGATCGACCTGACTTTTACGCAGTTCGTGATATATACCGCAATCGTCGGCTTCGTGATGCGAACTTCGAGATGTATCGCATGACGAACGTGAACAACGCCAAGTGGCAGGAGATGGTAGATGCCCAATACCAGCGATGAGCAGGAAGAGTCGAAGGTCGCCTTCGATGAAAGCGGCTTCAGCTTCAACATTGGTGGCCTGAGCAGCGGCAAGATCGCCATCATCTTTGCCGCGATCTCTACGGTCGTTGGTTCGCTCTGGGCTGGGTTTCAGGTCTACCAGCAGTTCCTGACGATGCAGGAAGTGACCGCTGCCTATGTGCCGCCCGATCTCTCAGGGATTGAAGGCCGCATCTCCGTTCTGGATGAGCGTGTGACCAGCGTTGAGCGTCTGACCAAGGGCAATTCTGAGGCGCTAAACTATCTCACCGGATCGATCTCCAGCAGCGTGAGCGGCACCAGGCAGACCGTTGACGCTGTTTCTAGCAGCGTTAGGAATAGCGATGCTCAGAACATGGCGATGCAGCGGGCGATCATTGAGCAACTGCGCCAGCAGGATCAGGAGCAGCAGCGCCGCATCAAGGAACTGGAAACGCAGACCAGAGAGCAAATCCAGAAGACGCTGGCAAATCCGCTGGCCGGAAAGGACTAAGCATGGAAATGGAAGATAAACTGCTAGATGCCCGCATCAAGGCATTGCTGATGGCGGCAAGGGTGATGGCATTCGTCATCGTCGCTATCACCTGTGCCATGATCGTCGGCCTGTTCGTGTCAAACGACATCATCGACAACAAGGATGTATTCGGCCTTCTCAGCTACGTCATGACCTCGGTGGTCGGTGCTGTTGCTGGTTCATATGCCACGCTGATGGGCATGAAGGGCGATCTGGTTCCGCCGCCGCCGGAAGATCGCAGCGATCCTGATCCAGAGCCTGAAGCGCCCAAGGTGACGCATGAGGAACTGGTCACGGCCACTGCTGTCGTTGAAACTGCACCGGAGCCGGTCGAAGAAGCTCCTGTCGCGCAGGACGATGACGATGATGATGACGATGAAATGGAACCCTGGGAGAAGTATCGCGGGGACCTTCGCTATGATGCCAATGGTGATGGCGTGGTCGATGAGAATGACTTTCCCGATTGGCGGAGTGCAGGGAAATGAGCCTGATTGAACTTCAGAAGAAGATCGGCGTGACTGCTGATGGCGCTTGGGGGCCTGGAACCCTCAAGGCCGCAGCGGCCTATTACAAGCTGAACAAGAACCGCGCTGCTCACTTTTTCGCTCAGTGCGCCCACGAAAGCGGGAACTGGAAAGCGACCAGCGAGAACCTAAACTACAGCGCCAAGGGTCTGCGCGGCATCTTCGGGAAGTATTTCCCCAATGACAGCCTCGCTAATGCCTATGCCCGCCAGCCGCAGAAGATCGCTAACCGCGTCTATGCGAACCGGATGGGAAATGGCCCTGAGAATACCGGGGATGGCTGGAAGTTCCGGGGCCGCGGCTTCCTTCAGCTTACCGGGCATGACAACTACAAGGCTTTCGCTACCTACATCGCTCGACCTGATGTGATGGACAATCCTGATCTGGTTGCTGGGCCGCTGGCGATCGAATCGGCACTTTGGTTCTTCGACCGCAACAAGCTGTGGTCGATCTGTGACCAAGGCATCAATGACGCTGCCATTACCGCTCTCACGAAGAGAATTAATGGCGGTCATCACGGTCTGGATGACCGTAAGCTGAAAACCAAGAAATACGCTTCTTGGTTGTAAGGAGGACCGTATGGACCTGAAGAACACTCTTGGCCGGATCGCTAAGGAAAAGCTGATTGGTGAGGCCACCAACAAAATCCTGCCGATGGAAGGCGACAAGCCCAAGATCGGCCTCAAGGCTAAGATTGCTGGCATTCTGGCGACTATCGCCGCTGTCGCCACTATGGCCGCTGAATACCTGAAGTGACTGATTAAGGGGTGTCGGTTGGAAGTCCCGGCACCCCTAATCAACCTCGCCGCAGTAGATCACACGGACCTCATATTTGTGTCCGTCCCACTCAATCGGCATCCTGGCGAAGCAATCGGGCATGAACAGCCGCAATTTCTTTGCGTCTTCCATAACCCGATCACCGATATAAGCAGCCAGCTCTTCGTCAGTCACATTCGATCTCGCGGATGCCCTGCCACACATACGGCATATAGCAAATTTCGTTCCCGTCCTTAGTGACGGTCCAGCCAGACAGGTATCCAGTGCCGCCAACAATGGTAGCAGCCGCAGCCGGGACAACAGTGCCAAGCGCCAGGCCAGCGCAAAATCCGATAATGTAGTTACGCATTCTTTTGGTCCTTCTTGTAATCTTTAGCTTCAATTGATGCTGCGATCTGCGTCAGTCCAGCCTTGCGGAAGTATGATGCGATCAATGAGACTTCAGCCTCAATCCTGTTTCGCAGTTCGATCTCTCGCAGCTTATCCTTAGCATCCAGGCTGCTTGCGAAAGTCAGTGTTTGATCGCCATCCTTGATCCAATAGCGATCCTCTTTGTCGCAATAGTTGATGGTCATTGCTTCTCTCCCAGTGCCTCTGTGGCGATCTGTGCGGCCCAATCTCCACCACCTACTCGCGGTATCTGGATTTTACGGAGAGCCAACTTGTAACGCCCCACCTCGCCCTTCAGCCGGTCGATCTCCCGGCGCTGCCAAGCCAGCGTATCCAGTGCGCTGTCGATGATCTCTTCGTCTTCGTCGCGGTGCGTCATTGCTTCTTCTCCAGTGCGCCAACCGGGTAAATCTGGACCGATCCGCGTTCTGTCTCACTCTCAATGGCATAGCCTTCTGGTGTCAGGCTGGTGGAGTAGAACCCCACGACACGCCCGGTCCAGTTGCTGCCTTTGATCTTGGTCAAGCGGTCGCCAAGGCGATAGAGCCAGTATTCAGGTGGTGTCATTGCTTTTCTCCCAGTGCGGCGCGGACATCATTGAGGAACGCCACAGCGTCTTCATCGTCACCGTCACAAACAACGTAACCACGCACCAGCAAGTCCCGCAGCCGCTCGATCTTGGCGACAAGGGCTTCGATGCGGTCGGCTGCATCTTCCATCGTGGCGCAGGCACAAAACTCCATCGTCCCGCACCCCATGTTCTCTCGGCAGGTGTATTTGTCGCCCCGCAGTCGCTCCACCAGATCACCGATGCGGCTTGTGTCCGTGTGCTTGGGGTTAGTCATCGTCGGTGTCCTTTTCTGTGCAGGCCCAAGCGACCGTAGATTGCACCTCTACGTCAAAGGTCTTGCCGCAATCGTCGCAAGTTTCTTCGGTGTAACCCTGCTCGTCGTAATAGTGCGGTTCGTCGGCAGTGAATTGGCGCTTGCAGTGCGGACACTGCGGCCCCTCATAGCTCCATGTCTCAAGCATCACCCCTCTCCCCACACGATCTTGCCGCCGCGCTTCTCGATGGCTGCGCGGATTTCATCAGGCCAGCCTTCGGACGGGTCTAGGCCGCAGTCGATTAGCGCCTCAACCAGCGGATCGGGCTTGGCGATGATGAAGCGGGCCAGCGGGCCAACTGGCTTTATGAATGCGGCGTTGTAATGCTGCTCCACCGCATCGCTCACTTCCTGCCGGAAAGCATCGTGCTGTTCGATGGCGCGGCAGAGGGCCAGATTGGACGCCACCTCCGATGACACCAGCGGATATTCAGCCCGCACTTCATTGAGCAGCGCCAAAGCCCTTTGTTGCATTTGTTTAATGTCAGTCATTGCTGGATCGCCTGCGCATGAGTGATGATCCCAACATGGCGGCGCTTGTCAGATCGCAGCAAGCGTTCAGCTATGGTCACAGCCCTGTCGGGAACCTCTGCGCGTGTTTTCACATGAGCTGTCCGCCGATTCCCGGCTGGCGTGTAATAGACCATGCGGCAATTATAATCGTTCATGTCATTTACTCTTTGTGAAGCGGCCACGCTTGTCGCGTAGCTGTGCTGGATGACGCATTGCCCGGATTCCATATCCCGCAAGGCCAGCACCAAAACATCCAATCAGGTAAACAGCAACTTCAATCATACCACCTCCTCTTCTATGTGCGTGACCTTAACGATCTTCATTTTGCAACCAATCCGTTGCTCTGCCTTCAGACGCTCTTCCTGGGCGCGGGCCAAGCTATCATACGCGAAGATCGGCCTGTCGCGGACGGTGCGGATTTGATAGGATACGTTCATCATTACACCTCACTTGTTAATCAATATTGGCATATTGTGCCATAGCTTTTTCGCTTGTCAAACACTTTTTAAAGGCTAGTTAACAGGAGTCACTCTATCCAATGGCAGTAGAAATGGACTATCGATCAACAACTGAAATGGCCCAAGCACTGGTCCGCGAACACTCAAGCGCATCCTACATCCGTTCGCTCATCATTGAGCGGTTTGGGAAGTCTCCGACGATCAAGAAGATTGCTGCGATGCGTGGGGTCTATCTTCGCAGCCAGCCAGATTATAAGCGCAGCAGCCACAACTCTAGGCCGATCCCAGATGACTTCGCTCAGATGGCGCGGGGCATGACCAGGGCTGAGTTGCAGAGGCACTATGGGGTCAAATGGAACGGAACCATCGAACGCTGGCTGAAGGATGTTGGCGTTGAGCCGAAGCAGTACATCGCCAAGTCCAACCCGATCCATGCTATGGGCCGACCGAAGCCCAGCTTCCAGGTTAGCAAGCAGAAGGATGATTATGAGGTGGCCGCTGACACCCTGCGCCGCCAACGCTTTCTGGTTAACCGCTGCAACGAGGATGGCAGCTATAACCTAACTGGGAAATACTGGCGGGTCGGACGCAACGTCATCACCGCCAGTGAGCTTATCGAAAAAGCCGCCCGCTATGAGCCTCAATCGTCGTAGCGGGACATTTCGTATCGGTAGTCACCGTAGCTTGCACGGTCATCTTCAAAATCATCATCGATCCGGTCGAAGCAGGCAGCGATAATATCTCGCTCCTGCTCCGGCGTAAGGACGATCTCTTTTCCGTCGAGGGTGACGCTGGTTAGCTCAACGTCATCCTCGCCCCGGATAGCGCGGTATTCGACCTCAACATCAACGTCTTCGTCACCGATGGTGATGGTATAGTCAAAATGCGCGATCATAGTATTTCTACCTAAAATGGAATCGAGTCGTCCAGATCATCCTGCGGGATGAACTGCTCACGCATAGCCTGGTTGTTGGGATCGACAGCCGGACGATCAGACTGCTGACCACCGCCAAGCAGCGTCACGTTATCAGCGCGGCATTGGACGTAGGTTTTGCCATTGTGTTCGCGCAGGCTCATCTCGCCACTGACGGCCACCTTGGTCCCCTTGCGGAGATGGTTCGACAGGCCCTTAGCTCCTTCGCCCCAGCGGGTGACATCGACCCATACTGTGGTCTTCTTCTCACCATAGCCGATATTCACGGCCACGCTGAACTGGCAGCGGCCTCTGCCGTTGTCACCTTCCCGGTATTCGGCATCGCGGCCCAGAGTGCCAGCGAGAGATAGATTAAGCATGGTTTCTCCTTACAGCCCAAGAGCCGACATATAGGTGTCCAGCACCGCCTGATATTCAGCGCGATCATCCGGGCGCATCGCACGAAGGCGGATCACGGCGCGAAGGATTTTGGCATCATAGCCGACAGCCTTGGCCTCGTTGTATACATCACGAATATCGTCGCTGATGCCCTTCTTTTCCTCGTTCAAACGCTCAATGCGTTCGATCAGAAGGCGCAGGCGATCATCATTAACTTCACTCATAGTTTTCACTCCACTTCACATTATGTTCCGCCCCATAGGCGTAAATGAATTCGATCAGATCGGCCATCTGGGCCTTGGTTAGCCGGGATGATTGAAAGCCAATCGGAAACGGTCTGTTATCCAGGCCAGTCTCAAACGCAGTCTCATGGCCCAAGGCGTTCATGAACAGGCACTTCCAAATCTCTGGCCTGTGCATCCTTCCTTCAGGTTTGGCCCTGCTCACATCTGAAAGCATGGCCCACATCTTATTGTTTTGATCGGTCGTTCTAGTTGCTGCACCGATCTTCACAATGGCATCAGGCGGCGCGTGATCGATCATGCGCTTTGCCAGCGCCCGCTGCATATCACCGCGCAGGATGATGGTCTGGCTCACTGCTCACGTTCTCGCTTGGCTTCAGCAATCTCACGCGCCCTAGGGCTAGCTTTGCAATATGCGTTCATCAGCTCTTGCACTGAGCAGCCGTGATACTTCTGGTAGTCATTCCAGAACGTGCGTTCGCCAGCCCGGTGCTGCTTCATGTGGCACTCCTTACAGAGTGACACAGTGAACCAATCGTCAGGCTTCTGACCCATGCCAGCACCTGATCCGATGCGGACATGGGCCACTTCGATGCCAGACAGGCTACCGCAGTTGCAGCAGGCGTGATCTCGAACGAAGTCACAGTGCGCCCGTGATCTCCAGCGACTAGCCCGCTTGGGCGGCTTAGGAATGCGTTGAGGCAACATTGCGCCAGTACCTTTTTCTCCGCTCTGGCGAAAACTGCGCCAGCCTGTTTGCACGATACTGAGGATCAGGGCGCAGCGTCTTCCGAAGTCGCCGCACTGCCAGCCATTGCTTGAAGAGCTTCCACATTTAAGCGGCCTCCTTTTTCTCATGAAACACTACACCGGGAATATCTCGACGGGTTGCCTCATTGCGGGCATCTCTGTCGGCCAACTCCTGAATTAGTGACACAAACGCATCTGGGTTAGCCTTGAGATAATGATTAAGGGCGGCGCGTCGATCAGTGATCTCTGCCTTCCATGAAGTCCTCAATCCAGTTGCAACACGATCAATGCGATTTGCCACTGCTGAGAGCTTCTCAGCCTGTTTAAGTTGAGCCTCAGCCTCAAACCGCGCCTCTAGGTCATCTGATTGCCGCAGGGCTTCCTGAGCAGCCTTCTGTTTGGCCTCAGCTTCCTCACGGGCAATCCGAGCAGCTTCCTCGCGGGCCTTAATTTTAGCTGCGCGATAAGGTGTCAGCTTCGCCTTAATTTCCGCTGATGCCATGTCGCATCGTTCAAGCAGCGGCTTCCACTTTGCCTGAACTGCCTTGCTGGCCTCATCGTGAGGACGCTTTTCAGCAGATCGCTCATCATCCGCACTCTTCTTTGCTTTGCGAAAATCGTCGAGCAAGGCATCTAGAGCAGCGTCCTGATCATCATTCTGCACCGTATCAAAACCGGCCAGCGTGTCAGAAACAAGCTGGAATAGGTCTTCAATGTGCAAGCCGATGGCCTCAAATGGGGGTGGCTGGTTATGTCCAATATCAGGCATTGGTCAGCTTCCCTTCCAATGCACGCTTGGCAGCTTCAAACTTGTCGGATGGCAGCTTGGAAATAGCATCAACCTTATAGTGCGCAGCCATCTGCACCACATCAACGCCAGTGCGATCAATCAGCTCTTGCAGCACAG